GGAAGGATTCTGATGGGTATCGGAAGAGAGTCTTATCGTTCCACAATCACGATTACTTAACCGGAAAGGTTTCGCCCATCGTGTCATACACCGTCGCAAAACGTGCGAGTGAAACATGGTACAGCAATAATCCAGGTGGTTCCTATCAATATAGGAACGACGGGGATTATCCGTATCAATCTTACTATCACGCGTGGACTAGTGTACGGACGCCTGGGTTCGGCCATAAAAGGAAAAGTGAGCTCCCAATTAATAATTGGAGTAGTGTGATTGTGAAGACGCACGACGGTCAGGCTATGTACACCGTGGACGCACCTGTGCCCTTAAGTGGGTGCACGAGCTATCCTTATTATTATCATGGGTGGACATATACGACTGGACTCGGACTCTTCTCTGTACCGGCTGCACCTGTCCATTCGGACGTTGCATATAACAAAGCCTTGATGCGATTAGCCGATAAATGCGGTCTAAGTATCGAAGCGAATCTCGCTCAAGACCTCGCACAGTACGGGCAGACGACCAGGTTGTTTTATAACACCTGTTTTCGTATTGCCGGCGCTGTGAAGAGTCTTCGGCGAAAACAATTCGCTACCGCTGTCGACTATCTGTGGCATGGCCAGAACCTTAAAAGCGCCAATCGGGCAAAGGGCCGTCTGTCTAATACTAAGACTCTGGCTGAGAATTTGCTAGAGCTACAGTACGGATGGAAGCCCCTGCTGAAAGACGTTGAGGGTTCGATACGGGCGTTAAAGCAGTATCTTGCTGCTGACTCCCATATTGTTATGGTCGGACGCGGCTCTGCTCGCGAGAAAAGTACGGTGACCACTGACATAATCTGGCAGGGATCTAGTGTTGGAAAACTGGAAACAGTTTATTCCTCCACCACGAAGTTCGGCCTTAGATATAAGGTTAGTGACCCACTCAAGTCTTTCGCGGCTCAGCTCGGTTTCACCAATCCCGTAAATCTTGTATGGGAGATGTTACCATGGAGCTTTGTCTGGGACTGGGCCCTTCCGATCGGCACGTGGTTAGAGCTGATGTCTAGCTTTGACGGCTTGTCCTTTCAAGATGGGTTTTGTACCCGGTTTACGAAGCAATTTGTTTCCGCTGATATCCATTACAACGGTAGGCTACCCGCTGCGACCGGTTGCTACTCACGTGTCTTGGGACGCTACAACCGTCGGTATTACGTGGTAAACCGGACAAAGCTAACTGCTTTTCCGGCCCCCGTAAAACCCAAGTTTAAGAATCCCATTACTAAGACACACGTGGTGAACGGTCTGGCGCTATTGCGGACTGCGTTCCATTCGGATCCGAGAAGTATGAGGAATGCTCAGAAGCAAACCTTCCACTTCTAGAATGGGGTGATGGATCAAGACTCAGCACTCACTCGATTTTAATCAAGGAGTACCTATGCCTGCCATAGGCAGCATAAAAACGTCGAGTCTCGTTAGTGCCACTGAACTGACTACGTCAGCGACTGTTGGCGTCGACAAGACCTTTGACCCCGAGGGTTCTATTGCCCCAGGTGTCTTTCGGTGGGTTGATCGATCGGGGGGAATCCCTGTCCTTTATCCCGCGCTTTCTCTGTCGGTGCGTCCGCCTACAAAGGCGTCGCGCGTCTACAGAGTGACGCAAAAGCTCTCTCTGCCCAGCCCCGAAACTATCGGTAATGCGTGGAATGGGGTTACTCCCGGACCGCAAGTTGCCTATAGCGTAATGGCTGTGATAGAGTTCCTGTTGCACGAACGCTCGACATCAGCTGAACGGCTTGCTTTGTTCAGCCACGTGAGAAGCCTCTTCGCTACAACTATCAACGCCAGCGACGCCGTTCCCACAGATGTAACTGGGAGCCCGTTGCTGGCTGCGGTTCAGAACTTCGACCGTCCGTACCTAGCATAGGTCCGGAGTAGTTCGGTCGGGTTCTCTGGAATTCGAAAAGGAGAAAGCTATGTCTTTTGCGAAGCGTAGTACTCGAGTAGCGTTACAGCACTTGAGGAAATTCCGCGTGGCACCTGTAGTAACTACCGGTTTTATCACTGACTTTCTGCAGGCTCTAGATTGCCCTCGAGCTCTGGCGGTCGACATTCTCTTCCGAAATGGAGAGTATGCGCAGATCGCTAAGCTTGAGTGCGACCCGTTGGCATATAATGCTGTGCCAGAGTTTAGGGCTGCCTACGCCGCAACGAATCTTTTGTCAAAATATAAGGGGTTAACCCTAAATATTGGCTTAGATGAAGCGGCTTGGATCAAGTTTTCAGAATTTGAAGACTTGTGTGGGCAAACAAACACTCGTTTTAAGGATCTCGGCTGTGACCCCTTATTTAAGGGTCATGTCGTTTGGCTGCATAATGCAGTCCGGCGTAAAATTGCTCAGGTCCTAGGCGAGTTTGATGCTGAGGAGATGATCAGTGATGCCAATTGGGGTCCTGGTGCCTCTACTCTGATAAAGAGGAGGGACACTAGTTCTTTCAATAAGTTCCAGTGTGAAACTGGGATAACGCGTGACCTCTTTGACCTGTTACCCCGCGAAACCTGGCCGGTGAATTATCCGACTTGGGCGGCGCATCTGAGAACTGGGGGAGGTCGCTTAAATAACTCCTTTCCTAAGTTTGAGGTTGGTAATAAGGTCATTACTGTACCTAAAGACGCTAAGGCCAATCGGGTCATAGCCATAGAACCAGGGTTAAATCTCTGGTTCCAGTTGGCGATCGGCGAGATGGTTCGTAAACGTCTTTTAAGGTTCGGGATCAATCTGCGCAAGCAGGAGATCAACCAGGATGCTGCTTTCCGGGGGTCTAACGACTCCCAGACGGCAACACTTGATTTCTCCTCTGCAAGCGACTCTATCTCTCGCGGCACTGTCGAGGCTCTTTTGCCCTGGCGGTGGTTTTCCGTGATGGATAGTGCTAGATCTCGATTCGGCATGCAGGGCGGGACTCTTTTGGAGTGGAAGAAATTCTCCTCCATGGGTAACGGGTTTACTTTCCCGTTAGAGTCTCTGATATTCTACGCAGTAGCTTGCTGCTGCGCCGAGTATTTACACGAGCCCCAGATTAACGCATCTGGTCCCCTCGTGTCTGTCTATGGGGATGATGTTATTATCCCTATTAGATGCCTTGCGCTCTTTTCCGAAATGAGTGCGTTTTACGGCTTTACCCTAAATGTGAAGAAATCACACTTCGCAAGCAATTTTAGGGAGAGCTGTGGTGCGCATTTCATGGAGGGAGTAGACTGTAAACCTATCTATCTTAAAGATAGACTGTCTGACGTCACATCCGTGTTTCGGCTTGCTAATGATGTTCGGTTACTGTCCAACAGGTATTTTAGTTCTATTGCCTTTGACGTT